GCAGGTTTTAGTCATTACTAAAATAAATAAGTAGGTATATAAAAGAAAAAATGCAAGAATCACACGATTTTTTAGATAATTTGGCTAATCATCAACACCAAAAGATGTTGCGTGAAATTCAAAATGATCATTTAACACCTAAAAAAAGGGATAAAATGGTGCAAAGTGAGATTTTTGGTGACTTTGGAGGGGATTTTGAAGAAGATGGGCTTGATTATGATGATCAGACCATGCTCTTGTCATAATTTAGTCATAAATCCTTAATAAATAAAAGATAATTGCTGTATTATTGTGCCATTAGAGAGGGTCAGTCAAGGATTTAAGGATATTAGTATGTCATTTCAGAGTAATCCTCTGAATAATGACCTTATTGGCCTAAAAAATGAGAATGCAATTGCTCGTTCATTGAGAAATATTGTTTTTACACTACCTGGAGAGAAGTTTTTTAACGAATCTTTTGGTTCACGTATTACTGAATCTCTATTTGAGAATATTGATGATATAACTGCTGCTGTAATTGTTGATGAAATCAGTGAATCTATTAAAAATTATGAGCCAAGAGTCAATTTAGTTGATGTTGAGGCATTTCCGAACTATGACAACAACAGTTTTGATGTAGTTGTTACATATGACGTTGTTGGAGCAGAGATTCCAACACAAGAATTATCATTTGTTTTGCAATCATCTAGGTAAAAATGCCATTAGCTAACTTTTCTAACCTCAATTTTAATGAGGTTAAGACAACTCTTAGAGAATATCTAAAATCTAACTCAAATTTTACTGATTATGACTTTGAAGGGTCTAATCTTTCAACGATTTTGGATGTTTTGGCATATAACACCTATATTACTTCTTATAATGCTAACATGATCACTAATGAAGTGTTCATTGATACAGCAACTTTAAGAGAAAATATTGTTTCATTAGCAAGAAATATTGGTTATACACCTCGTCCCAGACAAGCAGCAAGGGCAACGATATCCTTTTTCGTAGATACGACCAATATTACTCCTGCACCTGCCTCCTTGGTCCTTAAAAAGGGGCCTGTAGCAGCTTCTTCAGCAGCATTTGGTGGTGCATCTTACGTTTTTTCGATTTTAAGTGATATTACCGTTCCTGTTCATAACAATATTGCAGAATTTAACGATATTTCAGTTTATGAAGGAGCATTATTGACCGAAACCTTTACATATTCATCTAGAACACCAAATGCAAAGTTTGTTTTACCGAATATTGGGATTGATACTGATTTAATTGGAGTTGTTGTTAAACCAACTGAGTCTTCAACAACAGAAGTTAAATATAGTGCTCAAAATAGCCTTTTTGATGTAGATAACCAGTCAAAAGTCTATTATTTACAAGAAATAGAAGATGAGAGATATCAAATTTTCTTTGGAGATGGTATTTTTGGTAAAAAACTGGAAGATGGTAATTTTATTACTGTAGATTACATTGCATCAAGTGGAGATGCTGCAAATGGTATAAGTTCGTTCAATTTTTCAGGCAGAATTCAATATACCCGTAATGCTCAGACTTATACTGTTGCTTCTGGCATCTCTTTGGTAACAACAGGCATTACTTCTTCAGGTGGAGAGTCTATTGAGTCAGTAGAATCTGTTAGAAAGTTTGCTCCACGCATTTATGCATCTCAAAACAGAGCAATTACCTCAAATGACTACGAATCCTTGATTCCAGCAAGAATTTATCCCGAAACGGAGTCAATTTCTGTTTTTGGAGGTGAAGATTTGGTTCCTCCTCAATATGGAAAGGTTTTTGTGAGTATAAAACCCAAAAGTGGTGATTTTTTACCCAATTTGATCAAAGAACAGATAAAACTCAAATTAAAGAAATATGCGGTTGCTGGAATTGTTCCAGAAATCCTTGATTTGAAGTATCTCTTCATTGAAGCCCATACTAAGATCTATTATAACACTAATTTGGCACCTAATGCAGCATTTGTGTCGGGTTTGGTTCAAAACAATGCAAATAAGTATGCAGAATCATCTGAGATGAATAAGTATGGTGCTAGATTCAAATATAGTAAGTTTTTATCAATAGTTGATAATAGTCATGAGTCAATTACCTCTAATATTACCACCATTGACATGAGAAGAGATTTGAGGGTGGTATTAAATGCTTTTGCAGAATATTCTATTGGTTTTGGTAATCAATTCCATCTTAAGAGTATGAGTGGTTATAATATTAAATCTTCTGCCTTTAGAATTGCAGGAATTAGTGAAGATGTCTATGTTTCTGATATTCCTAATACAAATAGAACAAATGGATCATTATTTTTCTTCACTCTCCCCTCTATAGCATCTCAAAGCCCTACAATTGTAAGAAGGAATGTAGGAACCATAAATTATATCAAGGGAATAGTTACTTTAAACCCAGTTAATATTCAAAGTGGAATGCAGAAGGATGGTCAGACAATTATTGAAATTTCTGCCACTCCTTCCTCAAATGATATTATTGGATTACAGGATCTTTATTTGCAACTAGATATTAGTAACAGTACGTTTGAAACAGTGGTTGATGAGATTGCTTCTGGTCTTGATCCTTCAGGATCAAATTATATTACATCATCAAGTTACTCAAATGGTAATTTAGTTCGTGCAGGTGGTCGTAATGATAATTCAGTCACCCCTGCTGCTGCAGTGGTTCCATCAACTTCTGGTTCATCCTACTAAGTAGAAAAATTATAAAATGTCAGAAAAGAGAATCCAGTTTAACAACGTAGTTCAGAATCAACTGCCACTGTATGTGCAGTCGGATTATCCATTAGTTGCTGAGTTTTTAAAGTCATATTATCAAGGTCAAGAATATCAAGGTGGGCCAATTGACCTTGTTCAGAATATTGATGAATATATTAAAGTTGATAAGACCACTAATCTTACCTCCTCGGTTGGATTAGGTGCTTCTGTTGGGATTAGTAGTGAAACAATATCTGTTGATATGCAAAATTATCCAACAGGAACAGATGGGTTTCCATCTTCCTATGGATTATTGAAAATTAATGATGAAATAATAACTTATACAGGAATTACTACTTTTGCTTTCACTGGATGTGTTAGAGGGTTTGTTGGAGTTACTTCTTATAAGAGTCTAAGTAATCCTGAAGAACTAGTTTTTGAAACAAGTACTGCGGCGGAACATGATAAGGGAGATTCTATACAAAATTTAAGTTCTTTATTCCTTAAAGAATTTTTAGTTAAAACTAAACATCAACTTACACCAGGATTGGAAGGAAGAACACTTACTTCTAATTTGAATCAAAATGTCTTTGTTAAACAAGCAAAAGACTTTTATTTGAGTAAGGGAACTGATAGAGGATTTGAAATATTATTTAAAGCTTTATATGATGAAAATGTAAAGGTAATTAGACCTTCTCAATTCCTTTTTACACCTTCTAATGCTAATTACAAAATCACTAATGATTTAGTAATTGAACCGATAGTTGGTGATCCAATGGATTTGGAATTATCAACTTTATATCAAAACACTTATGATGCTGAAATTGGTAAAGCATATGCTCCTATAACTCATATAGAAAGCATTCAGGTAAGTACAGGAACTACTTTCTATAAACTTAGCATGGATGCTGGTTATAATAGAGATAGTAGGGTAGAGGGTTCTACATATGGTGCTTTTGCTGTTCATCCAAAAACTCAGATTATTGGTGAGGTAGGTGCAGGAGCAACTGTTATTGATGTAGATTCTACTGTAGGATTTACTACGAATGGAGAATTGCAATTTAGATATGTTGATGATACGATTGGAATTACTTCATATACATCTAAAAATTTAACTCAGTTCTTTGGATTATCTGGAATTGGTAAAACAATAGCAGATACTACAACTGTTGGTGTTAATACTTTTGCATATGGTCAATCTAATAAAGATTCAGATGAAATAATAGAAGTTAGGATTACATCTGTTCTTAATCATCTTAAGTATGATAGTAAAAATCATCTTTATGGATCTGGTGATACTGCAAAAATTAAAACATTAGGTGTTAAAGATACTGGATTTAGATCTAAGAAATGGTTCTATAATGTTGCGCCAACATATAAAGTAAAAACGATAGTTCTTAAAGATACTTCTGATTGGACATATGAAATTAGTTTAAATGTAGACCATGATTTTAAAGTTGGAGATAAAGCAGTTGCTGTACTTATTGGTAGTGATGGCCGTGAATTACCAGTTTCTAATATTACACAATTAACATCTTCTAAATCTTTTATTATAAAAGGTCAAGGTGAGATTAATACTGATTTAACTTATACAATTAAAAGGAATATATTAAAAACACATGCGATTAATTTCCCTAATGCAGACATATATTCTACAAATATTCAAAATTTATATAAGGATGCTAAAGAAGATAAAACTTTAGTTTCATCTTCTTCTATTCCTACATATGGTTCTCAGTCACTTGGAGTTAATAATGGAACTATTCAATTCTCTGGAACCTATAGTGGTGATACCTTTAAGATAGTAACCCCTTCTACTAAGACCCCTGCAGGGGTTCCTATTCAGGATCATGGATTCTATACTGGTGATGCTGTTTATTATACACCACAGATAGTTAATGATCCTTTTGTTGACCCTACCAGTGGAACTTCAATTGATAATTTTGTTGTAAGATCTGGATTGTTTGATGGAACAGTAGATGATGAAGGTCTTTATTTTGTTGAAAGAGTAAATGAAACTACAGTAAAGTTTGCAAAAAGTAGAACTGATCTTGGTAATGGGAAATATCTTACTACGAATACTGGTTTTGCAACAGATAATAAGGTATCCCCCTATAAACTTCATGGTAAAACTTTACAATCTCAAAAACTCTTAAGAGAACTTCTTCCTCCAGAAAATTCAGGAACTGTATATACTACTCATCCTGGTAAAACTGGTATTTTTATTAATGGTGTAGAAATTTTAAATTATAAATCATATGACCAAGTTTATCATGGAAAATTAGAAAGTATTGATGTTCTTGCTCCTGGAAAAGATTATGATGTAGTTAATCCTCCAATTTTAAGGATTAGTGATAATGTTGGAACTGGTGCTACTGGAAATGTTGCTGTTAGTGGTGAATTAAAGGAAATTAGAATAACAGATCCTGGTTATGACTATCCATCTCCACCTACAATAAAAATTTCTGGTGGTAATGGATCTGGTGCACGGGCTACCGTCAATATGGAGCAGACAACACACCAATCTGCTTTTAATGCATCATCACCTTTAGTTGGTTTAGGAACTACTGGAACTTTAGGTTCTACTATTGGATTTACAACATTCCATAAGTTTAGAAATGCTGAACAAGTTATTTACGTTACAGATAATCAAGATGTTGTAACTGGATTAACTACAAGTGCAACTTATTGGGTTTCTTTAGTAGGAACAGGTGGAACTGCTGTAAGATTGCATACTGGAGAAGCAGGAGCACTTGCAGGTATTAATACAGTTACTTTAACTGCTCGTGGAATTGGAAAACAATATTTACAATCTTATAATAAGAAATCAATCATTGAATCTATTAATGTAGTTGATAGTGGATCTGGATATTCTAATAAAAAGTTGGAAATTACCCCAGCAGGGATTAATACATCTTTAAACACTGTTAATATTACAAATCATGGTTATAACTCTGGAGAAATTATCAAATATACCTGTAATGGAACTCCAGTTGCTGGTTTAACTACTTCTACTGATTTTTATGTTACTAAAGTAGATGATGATAGTTTTAGATTGTCTAGTGTTGGGGTAGGAACTACTAGTCAAGATTTTTACTATAAAACCGATCAATATAGAGAGTTTACAAGTATTGGTGTAGGAACTCATATTTTTAATTATCAAGATATTACTGTTTCTCTAGTTGGTGGAGTTGGAATATCTTCAATTGGTGGAGAGACTTTCCAAGCAAAAATTCAGCCTATTTTTAGAGGTGAAATAACTTCAATAAACCTTACTGATAATGGTGTTGGATATGGATCATCTGATGTTATTAATTTTAACAGAGAGCCAGATTTAGTTTTATCATCTGGAGTTAATGCTCAATTAAAACCAGTTATTGATCAAAATGGATCTATTATTGAAGTTATAGTTGAGAATAAAGGTAAAGATTATATTTCTAATCCTGATTTAAGTATTATTGGAGATGGACGTGGGGCTGTTTTAGTTCCAATTACTAGAGTTCTTGATCTTAATGGAAATGAATCTGCTGTAGGTATAGGAACTAGTGTAACTCATGTATTAGATGAAGTTAAGGTTATTCAGAAAGGAACTGGATATGGCCCAGAAACTGCTGTTAATGTTATTGCTGCTGGATCTCAAGCTCAATTAAGACCTAACATTCAGAAATGGTCAATTAATTTATTTGAAAAATATTACCAAACTCAACAAATTGTAGATGATGATGGATTTGCTGTAGATGGGTTGAATAAAGACTATGGATTGCAATATGTTCATTTATATGCACCTAGAAAACTTAGAGAATCTGTCTATGCTCAAAACCAAGAAGGAAAATCAATATATGGAGAGCCTGATTTAAGAAAGGTTAATGGAATAGAAACTCCTTCAGAAAATCATTCTCCTATTATTGGTTGGGCATATGATGGCAATCCCATTTATGGTCCATATGGATATGTGAAAAAAGATGGTGGTGTAGTAACTTTGATGAGATCTGGTTATGATGAAGAAGCAGCCATTAAGGAAAATCGACCACCTTTAAATATATTCCCTCCTGGATTCTTTGTTGAAGACTATACTTTTAAAGGAGTTCTTGATGAATCAGTTTTAGATGAGAATAATGGAAGATTCTGTGTAACTCCAGAATTCCCTAATGGAACATATGCTTATTTTGCTACTATTAGTGAATTATCTGCACAGCAGGGTGGCAAATTTAATAATTACAAGTTACCAGTTTTCCCTTATTTGATAGGTAAAAATTATTATTCAACTCCAAATGATTTTAATTATTTGGCAAGTTCCAATCAAGATGATTATTTGTTAAATGGTTCTGATTGGTGTAGAAATACTCTCCCCTATAATTTGATTGAAGGTGATGAGCAATATGAATATATGCCTTTACCAGATAAGTTATCTCAAACTGTTGATG